TACTTTTAGTTCTTTTTTTAAGTGGCATCAAATTACAGGCACTTATAAAAAAAATTGAAATACTTTTTAACCTACTATTCCTACGCAACAACAATATGACAGAACACAAGATGAACGGAATTGAATTGCTACAATATTTAGCGGAATGCTCTGCTAAATATGGTAAGGATAATGTGAGGGTTATTGAAGGTGAAGACGGCAAGGTTCATATTGACACTATGGACTGGGTGAATGAGAAGAAACATACTGACGGACACTTTTGGGTAGAGAATGATAAGGGGGAGATTATCAACGATATTACCATTCAAGACCACTTCAAGCGGTTTGAAGCAAAGGGCGATGTCGGTGTGTATCTCTACGCTAATCCTGCCGATGAGGCACGCTATATCAAAGAAAAATACGAAACAATAACCTATAAAAATATTAGAAATTACAACGACGAAGCAGAATACTACAAGCAATTAGAAAAAAAAGGGTTCCACAACTGCGACTGTTTTCAAAATGCTACATATACTGCCTACAAGACAGGAGGACGAGTTCGCTTTGGGTTTACTGGGGCGTTGAAGAAGAGCGGTTGGATATACTGGTTCTTCGGTCACCCACAGAATACTTACGAACAATTTGAGGGAAATGGTGATGCGGAGTTCGCTGATATTCCTAATACTCACGAGACGCACATATCCTCTCACCCTCAACTTGTCGCTCAAATGGAGAGGAAGAAGACAGAGAAGGAAGCAAAGGAAAAGCAACTTCGTGAATATCAGGAGAAGAAGCGTAAGGATAATCTTAAAAAAATGGAGCAAATAGCAGACAAGGCAGAAAAGGAACTCTTTGCGATGCTTGATAATGAGGATAAACAGAACAAAAACAAAAAATCTAAAAAATCTAAAAAATAATCTTTAGCAATATATATAGAATGGAATACGACAAGGATTTTATATTCAAAAAACTTAAACCACGAGAACTTAACCGCACCAAAGAAACGAAACAAAAAATAACAATTGGAGACCCCCTCCCACCTTCGTTTGATGTATCTATTACAGGAACTTATTTCTTGGATTTAGCAGGAAATATGGTTCTTGTTGAACCTAAAAAATAATCTTATAACGACGAATGCCCTTTTTTTTGTTTTTTTTTATAGTTGGTAAATAAATTGTGGGAGATTAGGAAGTCCTCTATAATGTTTACTTCTATCGTAGTTCTCAATTATATATCCCCACTCTCGTGTTCTAAACATACAGTGTTCCATTATATACTTGAATGTTTTGTAATGGATTTTTCGTTCGTGGTAATACTTTGTGATTAATCGTGTCATTATTTCCTCTTGCCATTCGTTACTTCTGTCTCGGCATCTATCTGTTTTCATTTGTGTAATCCTTTCGTGTATATAATTTTTGTTTTTACACAGGAGACGGTCGGCATTTTCTTTGTTGTATTCTCGTGAACGCTTTATTTCCTTGTATATCCACTCTTCGTAATATTTTGCTTTTTCTTCTGTTTTGTTAATTCGGTGGGTTTTGAAAATCAGTTCTCCGTTGATAATGGACTTCCATATTTTTTTACTGGATTTAGTTGCGTTGGTCTTTAATTCTTTTCTCAAATGTTCGGCGTAGTTGCTGTTTTCTAATGCTTTTAACCAGCAATCCTTACAGAACCATTTTCGTTCCTTATTACATTCCATCTTTGCTTCATACTGTTCAATAATATCAAAATCGGTAGAACTGTGATGGTGAAGCGTTTGACATACACCGAGTGTAGGGTGCGAATAGTAATTTCTGTATTCTTCTTTTATAAACAATTTTAGATTTTCAGTTTCATTACACCATCTATTACAGCACTTTGTTTCAGGGTTTGATGGGAATGCGAATGCGAAAATCTCGCCTGATAAATCGGCACAGTTAAAGACAGCGTTGGCGTTCATTTTGGTGTGCGAGTATCAAATTGTTTTAAAAGGAGTTCAATTGTTTGCGTAGAATACTTTGTTGGAAAAGTATTTCAAAGATGTTTGTTTGCTTATTTGCTCTACGAAATTGTTTTAAAAGGAGTTCAATTTTATAGAGAAGTATGTTTGAGTGTTTGCCTCTACGAAAATGTTAAAGTTAAAAAAATATTTCAATTTTTTGACATTTGTAATATTTAGTGACGAGTGCTACCAGTTGTGAATGTGGGTAAGATGTTGTAGCGGAATATAAATATGCTCTTTTTCGTCCCATTCTTCGTTTGCTCTTGAAAACATCACCTTATTAAAATTAGAGAAAAGTTCGGCATCATATATTATATAATAGAGTGCGTCGGTAAAGTTAAATAATAAGACGAGAGGTTTGTCTCCATCAAGCAGTTTATTCATCGTAATCATCGTATCAGGATACTTGTTAAATCGGTTCGTCCTTGACTTGACTTCGTAGTTATATTCAGGACAGATGTAATCGTATTTACAATATCTATCTTCGGTTGCTATTATCTCTCTCTTGAAGAACTCGGTAATAACAGGAAATACCTTCTTCTCACCTGCCTTGCCGAACTTGTAGGAATGCTCGTAGTTCACCATTTTATATTATAATCAGGTTTAAATATTCCTAAATAAACGAATTGATTATTTTTTTTTCTAAATATAATCTAAATGGAACTTGACCGAACAACAATTAAGCAGAGAATATCTAAACCTTTGACTGATGGCGATTTAGAAAGACATTTAGGAGTTAAACCTGAAGAGATTATTAAATATAGCGACTTGAAAAACTATCAAGACATTAATGACCTTTTGCCTACACCTTCATCATTCAAAATAATTCTAATAGAGGACACTTTTAATAGTGGTCACTGGGTAGGTGTGATGAAATATGGTAAGACGATTGAGTATTTCAATTCGTATGGAGCAAAATGGGACACGGACTGGAAGTTTATTAGCAAGATGCGTAGAATTATTCTCGGTGAGAACACGAATGAAATGACGAGGTTAATGGATAAGGCGAGTGCCGACGGATACAAAGTAATATGGAACAAGCACAGGTTTCAAAAAATAGGGAGCGGCATTCAAACTTGCGGTCGCTGGGTCATTCTACGGATTAGTATGATGCTAATGGGTTACGATTTGGAAGAGTTTGATGGGTTTGTTAAGAAACAAATGGAAGGGTCAGGAGAGAAGAGCGACTTTATAGTTGCTAAATATGTAACTGCCTAACTCTCGTATATTATATGAATATTTAATTTTGTTTTATATAATTATTGTTTGCCGTGTCTATTGATGTTCCCATCACATCAACATCGTTCTTCATCTCCTTTAATGTGTCGCCGTATTTACCAGTTAAATAAATCGCCCTCAACATACTACAACCGACCTTCTTGCCGAATATCTTGTTTAACATTCTCGTCATCTCCACGCTGGAACGAATAGGGTCGCCGTTATAATGGACTAAAAAGGGCAGTGGTTTCTCCATCGTCTTTTTCTTAATCTCTTTGGATTGAGGGTGGAACTTCAAATACACTTGTAGAATGCTCTTCAATTCGCCAGGTATTTCTATTATCTTCTGCTTGTATGTCTTCTCGGTTTTATAATTGTTGAATACCCATTCCCACTTGGTCGCATCAAGATAATTATATTCCTTGTCGTCAGGGGTCTTCTTAACAATCATCATATCCGTATAATCCTTATTTCTGCGAGGTTGTTGGAGAGTGTAGAGAGAGATGACTACGAGGTTGAGTAGTTTGTTAAACTCTTCTTCGCTTATCTTCTTCTTGTCTGCTATTTCAGCGATGATAGAGGCATATTCCTTTTGTTTCTCAACGACTTGCTCTTGCTCTATCCAGTTCTCTTTCACCTTTTCGGTCTTGGACGAGTTGTCTTTTAGTTCCTTGTTGAGTGCGACCAGTTGCTCGTAATATTTAGCATATAATTTCTTGTGCTTTGCTTCAGGTCTGTCTTTTAGGGCAGATACAATACTGATTAAGTAAGTTCTGCGAGTATTCGGTTTCAACTCGCTCAACTTTTCTAAAATACCATCGTTCCCTAAAAACTTTAAATCCTTGATTACTTTACCGCCATTCAGTTTAGAAAGATTATAAGTATAGAGTTTCTTGGAACTATCCGTAATGTCAGGTTTGTTTGCGAACGGATTAAATGTTGGTTTCTCCATATACAATAGGGGATAGATTTTTATTTGAAGGTTCTATATTAATTCCGCCTATCATTTGATTATCAGGGTCTTCGCTTTTATTTTTAATAGGAAGCAATTTATCGGTCATCTTATTACGGATTACATCTCCATTCTCAATATACCTGTTATAGTTATTAAGGGTTTTATCCAAGTATTTCTTGCCGTTGATAGTTCTGTGTTTTCTCTCTAAACTTAATATCGTGAAAATATCTACCGCTAATAAATAAAAATCTCGCTGGGAGATAAGTTCCCTTTCCATACTACTATTAATACCTAAATAGAGTTCCGTTGAGGTTATTATAGCACAAGTTAGAGACAGAATACAATTAATAGTGGACACATCTTTCTGCTCTAAATATGCCGTCAGTCCCACCGCAAAAACCGAGTTCACACTACCGAGAACGATGAGAGGGATACGGAAATAAATAAGACGATGTTTTAGTAATAAGTAACGCTTCTTGTGGTATTTAGACATTATAGAACAATTCTCACGGACATTATCTAACAACAACTCCACATCTCGTGACCACTCATTCTCATCTGTGGTTGATGTCTCACTTTCTTGTTCTTCTATTATTTTTTTTTCGGTCATTATTATTATATCTACAGATTATATAATAATGAGTGGGTCTTATTTTGCTTTAAATCAAAAGTATAATAGTTTACTCGCACAGATTGCTGCTATTTCAGGTGCTGGTGACCTCTCTACTGTATTAACTCTTGGAAACTCTGCTGGTTCTACTGATATTGATATGAATAGCAACGATATTCTGCTTGTTAATAATATTGACTTGGTGACTATTAATGGGTCTGCTTATCCGCCTGTGGTTGGAGCAGATGCTTTGAGTGATGTATTATTAATAGGTAATAACGCTGGAACTACTGATATAGATATGAATAACAACGATATTCTGCTTGTTAATAATATTGACTTGGTGACTATTAATGGGGGTGCTTACCCTCCTGTGGTTTCCGCAGATACTTTGAGTGCTGTTTTAACTGCTGGAAACAACGCTGGTTCAAGCAGTATTGATATGAACGCTCAAGATATTAGTAATGGAGGGACTTTTACTGCTACTTCTTTTGTAGGTGCTTTAACTGGGAATGCTACGACAGCAACGACAGCAACGACAGCAACGACCGCAACGACCGCAACGACAGCAACGACTGCTACAAATATTGCTGGTGGACTGGGTGGTTCTGTCCCTTATCAAACTGCGGTTAATACTACTGCTTTATTAGCAAACGGAACGGCAGGACAGTTTTTAAAGTCCAACGGAACTACTC